TCGGGTCTGCGCTCGATGCCGACTAAATACCTGATGAAAGATGAGCTCGATGCCTGGCCGGTGAACGTTGATGGCGAGGGTGATCCGTCCGAAATTGTCGATGCTCGAACCACGACCTATACCCGCAGTAAAATTTTAAACATATCCACCCCGACTGAAATGGAAACCAGCCGAATTTATAAAAAATATAAAGAAGGTGACCAGCGCAAATACCATGTGCCGTGCCCGCATTGTGAAGAAAAACAAGTGCTTGATTTTGAAAAACTGCATTGGGATAAGGATGAGCACGGCGAACACATGCCCGAAACCGTCGTGATGCTGTGTGAAAATTGCGGGAAGGATATCCCCGAACACCATAAAACGTGGATGCTGGATCAAGGTGAATGGATACCGACAGGCCCCGCGAATGATCTGCACCACAGTTATCACCTGCCTAGTTTTTATTCACCGCTTGGGTGGATGTCGTGGGTTGATATCGTCAAAAAATTTATCAGCTCGAAAAAAAGCCGGTCATTGCTGCAAGTGTTTACCAATTTAATCGAGGGTATGCCTTTTGAAGACGAGACCAACAAGGTCGACCGTCATGCCATTCAAGAACGCGCAGAAGATTATCGCCTTGGCGAACTGCAATGGGGTGACCTGGTATTAACTGCAGGCACCGATACCCAGCCCGATCGGTTTGAAACCATTGTGCTGGCACACACCATGACATCCATTCGCGTGGTTGATTATAAAATTATTCACGGTGACCCGGATGACAAAGCAACCCGACAGGAACTGGATGACTATCTGCGTGCGCCCTGGCAGCACCCATCAGGTAAGCAGCTGGTGATTCAAGGGGGTGGCGTCGATTCGGGCGGCCACAATACGCAAACTATTTATGATTTTTGCCGCAAATTAAAACGGCGGCACATTATTGCGGTTAAAGGCCACAGCCAACGGTGGAAACAAATCATTGGAAAGCCGTCGAAAGTCGATGTCAGCATCAAGGGTAAAGCCATTACCAACGGGGCAGAGCTCTGGATGGTCGGCACCGACACCGCAAAACTGCAAATATATAACCGGCTAGGGGTCACCGATCCTGATGCTGATGGGTATATTCATTTTAGTAAAGATCTGCCAACAGAATTTTATGAGCAGCTCACGGTAGAAAAATTATCCACGCACTACGTCAATGGCTATCCGGTTAGAACCTGGAGCAAACCAGCATCAGCCCGCAATGAAGTCATTGATTGTTTTGTCTACGCCCTGGCAGCGTTCTATCACCTTGGGCTCAATCGCTGGAGGCCAGCACAGTGGCGACAGCTTGAAGAAAAGATACAGCCAAAAACACCGGACCTGTTTGCAGTACCAGAAAACATTGATCAGGAAACACCAGCGGAAGAAGAAAAAATGCCGGTTAAAACTAAAAAGCCAAGGGCCAGACGGCGCAAGCCATCAAGGTCAGGATTTGTACTGGGTGGTGGAATGTATGGCTGGTAGTGAAGAGGATTTTGTAACCAGGCTGGGGGAAATAAGTAGGGATTATTGGGATAAGGAAGAGCACTCAACAACTGTCGCTTGCATGGTTGCAACATTTTTAAGTTTACGAGGGGTGCCTGAAAGTGATTACAAAGCATTATCTTCAGCAGTTCGTGTTGTAACGGATGAAGCTATAGAAAAGCAAATAAATTCAGTTGATTATAAAATAAGGTCAGAATTTAAAGGTGAAACTATTTACATCAAAAAACAATGCCTCGGCACGCCTCATGCCGAAGCAATTGCGGCTGAATATACCGGTAAAAACATGGCTGAAATAAGGGAACGGTACGGTGTAAGCCGATCAACAGTTTACCGGTGTGTAAAAAATTAGTAACCGGCCCCTGAAAAAAGTCTCACACTTTAATAAAACGTGGAACAATCAGCAGGCACACTGCCTGCATGAGTTATATTTCAAAACATTTTAAACGATCAGAATTCAGCTGCTTATGCGGTTGTGGTTCTGATACTGTTGATTATGAATTAATAAACATTCTTGAAAAAATACGCGAATATTATAAGCACCCTATCCGAATAAATTCTGCATACAGATGCCTGGACCATAATAAATATATTGGCTCAACAGATACAAGCCAGCACCCAAAAGGAAAGGCGGCAGACATCGTCGTATCTGGTCTATCCACTATCGCTGTTTATCATTTCCTCGATCACGAATACCCGAACAAATACGGAATCGGCGTTTATAACGATTTTATCCATATTGATGTGAGAGAGAAAAAAGCAAGATGGGATAAAAGATCATGAGTTTCGACTGGAAAAGTTTAGTCAAAACCGTTGCCCCGGTGCTGGGTACTGCACTGGGTGGTCCGTTTGGTGGTATGGCCACAAAAGCCATATCAAACGCATTGCTGGGCGAAGATGAAACCACAACCGGGCATGAACTGGAAAACAAAATATCTGAAGTATTGCAACGCGACCCAGAATCATTATTGAAGCTTAAAAAGGCTGATCAAGATTTTGACACCCGGATGAAAGAACTGGATGTTGATATTTTAAAGATTGCTGCTGATGACCGTAACAGTGCTAGAGATCTGCAAAAAGTAACTAAATCATGGATTGTTCCATTACTAGCTACTGTCACGGTGGCCTGTTTTTTTGCGGTTGTATTCTGGGTATTGAGTGGAAAAGTCACGCTAGAAAGCACCTTGCTTGGGTTTGTACTTGGGCAAGTGTCCAGTAAAGCAGAGCAGGTCTACAATTTTTTCTTTGGTTCAAGTGCAGGCAGTAAAGAAAAAACCACAAAATTGAGGGCACGATGAATAATGGAAAAGATCGTTACAGCCAGCCCGCTATTCTCATCGGAGAATATAGCGATAGTTGCTTTATCAGTCATGGTGGCATTACTTGCTGGCCTGTTGGTGCTAGAGCGCCGAGATCGCAAGGAAATTACCCAGGGCTTAATCAAAATGACGCAAGTTATCAGCGATATGGAAACCGCCGTCAAATTATTGGGGGCCAAAATATGACCAGCATTCGAGCGGTAATAACCTGGATCATAAAGAAATTAAAACCACCTAAACCAGCGCATCGACAAGCGATGCAGCAATTTAATGACCGTGCAGACAGCCTGCACCAAACAGTTCGAAAACTAACGGCTGAACTACATGCAAAACAGCCAAAGCACACTCATAAATACTAAGCACACTCATAAATACTAGAGGAATAAACAATGGCTAAATATGTAAACGACAGCGTAATGGATGCAGGGCTTGCCAATGTATCCAGCAACGCAAACCAGATTCATGTATGCGCAACCGAGCCGACAACGCGCACTGAAGCCGTGACCACTAACCAGTTGGCAAGCGGCACTATTGCATCAGGTGATTTCACGCTGGCAAATGGCGACACATCAGGCAGAAAGCACACAGTAGGCGCACAAACCGCATTAACCATCGATAACAGTGGCAGCGGTGATCATATCGCTATCACCAGTGCAACGGCTTTACTGGTTGTCACAACCTGCGCAGCTCAAGCATTAACAGCAGGCGGCACGGTGGATATATCCGCCTTTGATCACGAAATTGCAGACGCGGCATAAAGGTAAAATTATGAAAATTGAAATCACAGAAGAAACCATCAAACTTAATGTTGATGGAAAGCTGGTTAACTTTGTAAAAGGTGATGTTGCCACGGTATCTGATGAAGTTGGCAATATCTGCTTGGGGCATGGCTGGGCTAAGGATGTTGATGGGGTTGTGGAAACAGGAGAGCGTAAACCAGGGGCGAATGGGCCGTTAGTGCCTGATAAGGTCAACCAGAAAGCGCAGAAAGTTGGGTAATTTTCAAAACACACTTATAGCGATCAGGTAAATGAATCATTTATACGATATAGCGACAGGTAGGCTAATTAGCTCTGGCAGTGCTTTGATTACACCTCCAGCTGGGATGGCTGTGGTTACATTCTCTGATGCTGATAGTAAAAACGGAATTTGGAATGCGCAAACTTTGTCATTTGACCTTAGGCCTGTTAGCTCGGTTATAAGTGCTGGTGATTTTGAGGATTTACTTACTGATACTGAGTATGCTGGCATTCTTACCTTAAGCAAAACTGATGTAGGTGCCGAGGTTTTTGTCCGACGTTTAACAAATAAAGTGACAGTTGATTTGTCTAGCCCAAGGATGTCAGCAGCATTGAATTATTTACAGGTGGCTGGTGTTTTAACTACTAGCAGAGTGGCGGAAATATTAAGTGCCTGATTTCTCACTAATCGGCGGTTCTCCAAGTGCTTTAGAATCAGGCTATGATTTTACATCCACTACGGGTACAGCATTAACCACAGGTGGCACTGATACAAAAGGCAGTTATGTAGA